CTCAAAGTGAATTTAACCGAACACTTTACTCTCGAAGAACTCACGGTTACTGACCACCGGCAGTTTGACAATACGCCAAACGCTCAGGAAAAAGCAAACTTAATTCGAGTGGCAGGGATGTTAGAGCAGGTCAAGGTCGCCATTGGTGGTAAGCCGGTGATGGTTAACTCTGCCTTCCGTTCTAAACAGGTCAATGATGCCGTGGGAAGCAAAGATACAAGCCAACATCGAGTTGGTTGTGCTGCGGACATTCGAGTGCCAGGCATGACACCAGACCAAGTTGTAAAAGCAATCATTGTTGCCAACTTGCCGTTTGACCAACTGATTCGTGAGTTTGATAGTTGGACTCATATCAGCGTAACCAATGACCCAAAGGGCAAGCCTCGCAATCAAGTTTTAATCATTGATAAGCAGGGCACTAGGCTTTATTCATAAAAACTTATTTGTGCAATAAAAATCGGTTATAAACCTAGATCAACTCCGAAAGGTTTGTATGCCACAGGAAACTTGTTCTGATGATGTTTTTATAGAATTATGGAATGAACACCGTTCTTCTAAAAAACTTGCAGAAGCCCTTGGTATTACTGAACGAAGAACAAACACTAGGCGAAGAACTTTAGAAAAGAAGCGAAACATTGTTCTCCAAGCAGATGATGTTCGGGGCTTAAAGTACCAAAAGAATTACACTACCGTACCCCACAATGTCCGTACAAATCTTGGATTACTTAACGGACAAGTAATCGTTTTTAGTGATGCACACTTTTGGCCAGGCATCCGGTCTACGGCCTTCAAAGGTCTTTTGTGGGCCATTCAAGAATTCAAACCCCGAGCAGTAATCAACAATGGCGATGCGTTTGATGGTGCATCCATATCCCGATTCCCTCGTATCGGATGGGATAGCAAGCCTAGTCTGATTGGCGAACTAAAAGCGTGTGAGGCTAGTCTTGAAGAAATAGAGACAGCAGCCAAGGAAGGCAATCGTCAATGCAAGTTGGTCTGGACGCTTGGAAACCATGACGCGCGTTTTGAAAATACATTGGCGAATCGTGTACCGGAATTTGCAAACATAAAAGGTTTTACGCTTAAAGATCATTTTCAAGCGTGGACGCCAGCCTGGTCTTGCTGGGCGACTGATGATGTAGTAATTAAACATCGCTGGAAAGGTGGAATTCACGCAGTTTATAACAACAGCGTTATGTCCGGCAAGTCCTACGTCACAGGACACCTTCACAGCCTCAAAGTGGCCCCTTTTAGCGACCTTAACGGCACAAGGTATGGAGTAGACACAGGAACGCTGGCAGACCCCGTGGGGCCACAATTTGTTGACTACTTAGAAGACAGCCCTACTAATTGGCGGTCTGGCTTTGCTATTCTCACAATATGGAAAGGCCATTTGTTACAACCCGAACTTGTACAGGTGTTTGACAGAGACCACGTTGAATTCCGTGGAAACGTCATAAACGTGTCCAAGTTTTAGTCATTTGTTTAGGCTAAGATGTTTTTGTAGCGCCGTGCTACGATAATTTTTGGAGCAAATCATGGAATTTACGCTGACAATTAATTTTGGTTTTGGTGAGAAAGTTGAATTTTCTACGTTTGAATTGTGGAAAGCCGTGGCACTTGCAGGTTTTGTGGAAAGCCTAGAAGAGTTTGACGCGGGCGATGAAGTTGAAGATGAGTTTGCCGATGAAGAGTATGAGTACGACGAAGAAGGCGTAGCATACTGGTTTGATGAAGAGAACGAAGTTTGGTACTTCTACGATGAAGAGTCTGATGACTGGTACGAGTGCGAAGAAGTTGAAGAAGCTGAAGAAGCTGAATAATTGGGTACGATCAAGCCCAATTTGGGGAGGGTATGTGCCCTCCCTTTTTTTATGGTTTTGGGCAATCGTCTGGAACAACAATGGCAATATAAACAGGTGTAATAACCCTTTTAGCAGGCTTTGTCCACCGATCTATATAAACATCTGGCATAGCATCTAACGATTTTTTTATTGAATTAGGGCTAATCCCTGTCATTATGCAAATTTGGCTTTTAGTCAATCCATCTTCATGTTTTAATAAAGTGTCACGAATTAATTGATGTTTTGATTTTCTCATTTTGTATAAAAATAATAATGTTTTTTATTTCGTCAATTGCAATAAAGCATTGTGTAATTGCTTTGTTAGATTTGTCTTCTTGCATTAAATTGTAAACATTTTTAAGTGCTTTTTCTGCCATCATGCAAGGATAAGCATAATCTTTAATTTGTTCAATTTTCATGTGTTTTTTTCCTTGAGTTTGGTTTTAACTGCGCGGGCAAATTCTACCCACTTGCTTCCATACACATTGTTTAGGTCAAACAAGTCTAGTATTTCCTCTGGTTTTAGCCCTACCCATGTGCGCTGTGGCGGGGCGGTGTAGAGGGCTACTACGTTCCTAAAAACTGGGTGATTTGGTGGTTGTACAAACTGGATTTCATCCCGCCAGCCAAACTCATCATTACTTTGATACATCCACGCCACCGGCTCCTGCACTGGCTGTGCCAATGCCGCTTGCCATCCTGCCCATGCCCAATAAGCAAAAGTGTCTTTTTCGTATGGGTTAGTGCTGTCATCGTAGTCACTATCCCACCAATCATTAAATGCTTCGCAGCCCCATTGCTCTAGCTTGTCCTGCGCTGGCTGTGCCAAGGTTTCTCTTTCCTCCAAGGTAGCCACAATAAAATCACATGTATCGCAGCACAAGTCTTCGTAAAGCGTTCCTGTTACCGCATCGTTACATGGTCTAAAACTAGATGGTTGAATCAATGCGCAATTTTTGCAATAAGCCTTCATGTGTTCTTCTCCTTGCTAGGCCATTGCGCCCAAACAATAGGGCGACCGACTAAGTGTTCTTTATCTTCAACTATGTGTACAAATTCTTCTACTGAAACTTGTACCGGCTCCTGCGCGGGCTGTGTGTGATGCACAAGGTACATCCCGTCTTCATCCAGCGCCGCTGCTTTCTTTGATTGATAGCCTGTCATCACTTCCCCCATATCGCAAAAGCAAGCATTGTTAATCCAGCCACCACAAACATAAAAGCAACCAAGCCTTTGAATGTGGCAGCAATATCTTCTATGGGGTCTTGCTCAAGCCCATTACGAGCATATGTTTCGTTGACCCGTTTGATGTCTTCTTCACTCATCATTTGGCACGCTCCTTGAGCATTGCGTCTGCCCACTCATAACAACTTCCGGAAACATTTTTTATTGTGATTTCTCCTCGGCTTATAGCTAAACTAATTTCCTGCATTGATAATTGTGCTTGCATAGCCTGCCCCGCAAAGTAGTCACGCAAAGTCATATCTTTTGCATAGCCTCCAGTACGCTCCAGCCAAGTGGGGTCTTGGTTGTACCCGTCTTGCCCTTTCATTTGTACTCTCCTAAACGTGTGTTCAAGCGCTCTATGCGGCCCAAATTTAAGTCAAGCACCGCCTGGGCGTACTCAACTGCGTTTTCTGCCTCCAAGCGGTCTAAATGGGCTTGTTTAAGTTCGCGCTCAATTACTTCAACTGGCGTTAAGTCGCGGTAATAATCTTTCAAAAATTTAAGAAATCGCATACCACTCCCTTTCAGCACGTTTAGCCATAGACTTTACTGTCTTACCTGTCAAACCTACCAATCCATTTCGCTGCATTTCGGGCAGGCGCCTGGCTACTTGGATGCCATCCATTACTGCAAAGAAAGCAATACCGTCTTTGCCAAGCGGCCCGTGTTTAATCAAAGTTTTAAGAATTGCCGCAGAATGTGCTTTGGCAAGTTCTTTTGCGTCATCGGCAGCTTCCCAGCTAGTTACTGGGTCTGTGTTTCTAGCGCGGTGATATTCCATGATTAAAATTCTTCCTTTAATTCTTTATGACGTTGTTTATGGCAGGGTTGGCAAAGCCACATAATTTCAAGAGGCTTGTCATAATCTTCGTGATGAGCGAGGGACTTTGCTTCTCCACACCTGATGCAGGGTAGTCGAAATAAACTTCCATTACGGATGGCTCTAGCAACGGCTGTATGCCCCAATTGCCTTCTTTTATCTTCGGCTCTCCATGCACGATTAATTTCTGTGTTCGTCTTGATGCGCTCTGGTTCTTTTCCACGCGCCCTGTCGTAAGCCCGTATCTTTTCAAGATTTTTATTCCTGTTGGCTGTAACATCATTTTTGTTGCATTCTTTGCATTTGTTTACACATCCGTCAAGCATTTTGGGATGTTTATAAAAATCCTCCAAAGGCTTGACGGTCTTGCACTTAAAACACTCTTTAGAACGAATCATGTTGAACTCCTGTGACTTTGGAGCAACCATTATAGACCCGTTCTAATTAAAAGGTACGTCATCATCTTTGGGAAAGCCATCATCCTTTGGACGCGGCTCATTGATGTATGCCCATCCGTCCCAGCCGCCAGCGACCAGGGGCACGTTGTCAATCTTTAGCATATCGCCGGACTTGGTTTCAATGATTGACCCAATGCGGGCATAGCGGTTTTTGGCTACGCCTTGGGCGTTGGTGTATTTGCCGCTAATTACGGAAATTTCTTTTTTGATCTTAGACATAATTAATTACCTTCAATAATTGAGTTAAGTTGTTGAATTTGCACGTTTACTTCAGCTAAGAAATTGACAATTTCCGCTTCCATTTCTTTGATAAACGCATTGTCGCGTTCAACCCGTTTGATAAATAGTTGCGCTTTGACTGGCATTCTTGAGTCAAATACAACGTAATCGCACCAGGCGCGACCCGTGCAAGCCATTTGGAATTGCATTTGGGTGTTGTATTTAGACGGCACTTTGCCGGTCAGCAGCGTGTCAATCATGGTCGCTGTGTTTGGGCACTTAATCTCAACCAACCCATCATCCCCAACAAGGCCGTCAGGCGAAGCTCCAGCCCACTCAATTGATGGATGAGGCACAAACCCTACTTGCTCAACCATCACGCCAGTTTTAGCTTCATACGCCGCCCGTGCAAATGGTTCTTGTTCTGTGCCCCATTCCATTGCGGCATTGGTAAACCCTTCCGCTTTGGTTTGGGTAAGACGTTCGCAGACCAATTGAGCCATGTAGTTGTCGCGTGATGCCGAATAGCCGGTCTTGGTCTTAGCCATTAGGTCGGCAACCCTACTAGCGGTTACTTTGCCAATACGGGCGGTAAACCATGCGTCCGTGCCTTGTTCCATCAAGCCAGGCCATGCGTTAGGTAAATCAAGCATTTGTAATCTCCTTAAAGCGTTTGTTTTTAACTGCGATAACTTTGGCTTGCCACGCCTGGTCGCCATCACAACAAGCATAAGCACCTGTGTAAGCAAGTTTTAATTCATCTACTGTTTTACAGGCAGCCATAACGCCTAATTGCTCCTCAATAAACTTTACGTTTGGCTCTGACTTTTCAACAACTTCGCGTTTGCGGCTGGCTGCGTTACCGTCATCATCTTCCGGTGCGATGCCACAAGCCGCCATTAGGCTATACCTACGGGCATAAGTTAGCGCCGAGCCATAGCCTTGCGGGTCTTGTTTAGAAGCAGGAACGTGCAGCTTGCCGCACTCCAGCATCTCACCCGATTCATGGACAAAGACTGTTTCCACAGTCACGCCTGTATCGTCTTGGCTAGTGCGTTGTATAAGGGCTATTCCTGCGGCATTTAAGCTATCTACAACCGCCTCTACGCAACCGGCAAGGTCAACGTACTTGCTGCGGAAATGAGGGTTTGTAGACGTTTTCAAAGCCGGTGCAAAGCCGCGCTGGGCTTTCACAAGTGCTGATGCAATGTTTTTCATAATTTTCTTTCTTAATCAATGCTGTTAATTACGTTAATAATTTTTTCGTGAATTTTTTTTATGTCTGTTTCAATATCGGTTGTTTGCTCTAAAGTTCGTAATGTTTCTTTAAGCAATTTGTACATTTCTGGCGCAGCTTGTGCTATGTACCATTCTTGTGAATAAGTTTTCATTACAGCGCCCATCCATAAACAAGTACCCAAGCTAAAGATACGCCGATAAACACGGCAAGTGTGATGTCTGCTAACTTATTCATCATGGCTCCCAAATTGTTGAATTGATGTCCAAAGGTTGTCGCTAACGTCATCCAGGTTGTCTGACAAGCCTGTGTGGATGTCAGGAAAGTTTTTTACTAACGACCAGTTCATGTCGTTTAGCAACTTTGCCATTTCAATTGGGGGGATAAAGCCGCGCGTTAGTGCTTCGCGGAACTCTGCTAGTAGAACGTGTATATCTCGCATTTACTTACTCCTAAAAAGACCGCTACGGAATGTTGCGGCATGGGTAGACTTTATCACAAATGTGAAGTCCTACAAGTCTTTTTTTACAATTGTTTTTATAGGTTTTGCTTTTTCAATAGGTTTTTTCTATAACCATTGCCGTTCACAATTGTGATATAGTGCGAGGATGGACATCTTAGAAATAGCAATCAAAGCGGCTGGCGGCACGGGTCGACTGGCCTATCTTTTGGACGTAAGGCAGAACGTAGTTAGCAACTGGCGGCAGCGCGGCGTGCCTAAAAGCTGGGAGCAAGTGCTGAAGTACAGGTTTAAGAAACAGATTGCAGAAGCTGGGAAAGTGGTATAAAATTTTGTGAAACCCGGCTAGGTACGAAGTCATGAGCGTACCGAAAAGCGAGCCTCCCCGCCTGCCGAAGTTTCCTTGTCAGTGGAGGACAGCGAAGGAAAACCATGCACTACTACCAATTCAACATTGGTGATTACAAGGCCGCTACAGGCCATCTTTCCAACGAAGAAGATTTGGCTTACCGCCGTCTGTTGGATATGTATTACGATTCAGAACAAAAAATCCCTTTGGATACCCAATGGGTTGCCAGGCGTATTCGAATGGAAGCCTCTGTGGTTCGGGATGTGTTAAATGATATGTTTTTACGGCACGAAGATGGGTGGTTTCATTCCCGCTGCGAAGATGTGATTGCCGCCTATCACGCGATGGCAGAGAAAAACAGGGCTAACGGTCGCCTCGGTGGTAGGAAAAAGAACCCAATGGGTAACCCACTGGCATCCGACACGCAACCCATCGCTAAGGCAACTATAAACCATAAACTAGAAACGATAAACCATAAACCAATAAAGAATACAGTCGCCCCGCCTGTCGGCGTGACGGAATCAGTTTGGCAGGATTGGTTAAGTTTGCGTAAGACAAAAAAAGCAGCCGTAACCCAGACCGCGATTGATGGCATAGCACGGGAAGCCAGCAAAGCAGGGGTAAGCCTACAGACAGCCCTAGAAACCTGTTGTGCAAGGGGCTGGACAGGGTTTAAGGCTGACTGGCTGAAAGATAAAGGCGAACAGAAATCATTTGCCGAGAAGGATTACGATTTCAAACGCGCGAGGTGGGAAGCCATGACCGGCAGAACGCAAGGGCAGGAAATGAAACCATTTTTGGAGTTAGAAGATGACACAACCCATTGACCGACTGTTTGAGCGCCTGTCCATGACCTACGGCATTGCGTGGGACAATTCGCTAGGGTCAGCGCCATTGAACGAAATCAAGTCGCATTGGATGCACGAGTTATCAGGGTTTTTGAAAAGCAAGGAATCCATGATGTCTATTTCATGGGCGCTTGACCATTTGCCAGAAAGACCGCCAAACCTGGTGCAATTCAAAAACCTGTGCTATCAAGCCCCAGCGGTAGAAAGACCGCAATTGCCCAGCCCACCGGCTAACCCTGAGAAGGTGCAACAGGAATTGGCAAAACTTACGCCGTTTCGCATGGGGCCAGGCGTAGACCCAAAGGCTTGGGCTAAAAGAATTTTGGACGAATACGCTGCTGGACGGAAAAAGCCGGTGGCGGTTGTGCAGATGGCGCGTGATGCTCTGAGGATGTCAGCATGAGACGCGCAGCAAGGGTGGATGCAAATCAAACGCAGGTAATAACGGCGCTGCGGGCTGCTGGCGCTTACGTTTGGATTATTGGACTGCCGGTTGACCTTTTGGTCGGCTACAAAGGGCACACAATGCTGATGGAAGTTAAAGATGGCCCTAAAAAGCCTTTAACGGCCTTACAGCACGCCTTTTTTGCAAATTGGGCTGGTGGTACGCTAGCACGGGTTGATGGGCCGGAAGCGGCTTTATCGGCGTTAAGGGTAATCGATGCGAAGCCTTGAACAAAATAGTCTAATGTGGGCAAACCTGACCGACATTGCCCAGCAGGTGGTTTGGTATGGTCAAAAGCTGACCAAGGAAGAATGGAAAGACGTATTGACCGCGGCATT